GACTTAAAAGTGTGGATGCGGCAGTAGAATATTTAATGGGCAAAAAATAAGGAGTCCTCACAATGACAACATTCGCTACTAGCGCGGCAATCGGTGAGCGCGAAAGCCTCGCAGATGTAATTTACCGCATTGACCCTGATGAGACACCAATCTTCTCAGCAGTCAAAAAAACATCTTCTAACGCTGTTTTCGTAGAATGGCAGACGCAAGAACTTGCGGCGGCGGCTACTGATAACCACGCCTCAGAAGGTGCTGACATCTCAACTGTTGCGGCCACCCCAACTGTGCGTCTTGGTAACTACCACCAGATTTCACAGAAGGCATACGCAGTATCAAACACTCTTGAGAGCGTTGATAAGGCTGGCCGTGAGTCTGAAGTAAACTACCAGAAAGTTCTTAAGTCACTTGAGCTTCGCCGTGACATTGAAAAGTCAATCGGTGACACCAACGTGGCACGTTCTGGTTCAGAGCCACGCAAGTCAGCTTCACTGATGACTTGGATCACTAACGGTTCTGTTGGTGGTGGTCTTGGCGCATTCGCTACAGGCGATGGCACAGACACAGTGACAAACGGCGATGACCGCGCACTAACTCTTGCTTTGATCGAAGACGCAATGCAGGATGCGTGGACAGACGGTGGTAATCCAAAGATGATGGTTTCATCTGCGGCTAACCGCGCAAACTTCTCCAACCTGTCTGCTTCTGGCAACCTTGTCAGCAACGATGTAAATATGACTGCGGCGAAGGAAGTAACTTACGTTGGCTCAACTTCTGTTTTCCTAACAGATTTTGGTACGCTAGACGTAACTCCATCACGCTTTATGTCAAACGACAAAGTGTTCCTGATTGATCCAGACTTTGTTGAGCTTTGCACACTGAATGGCCGCAACTTCGTTGAAAACGAGATTGCACCAACTGGTGATGCCGAGAAGCGTCAGATCATCTGTGAATGGTCACTGAAGCCACTTGCTCCACGGGCACACGCTGGCGTATTTGACCTCTCAGGTTCTTAATATTGATTGGGGGCGGGTAACTGCCCCCTTTCTTTTACTCAGATATTATAATGGTTATTATAACTTGCAGATTAATCAGGGGTGACAAATGAAGCGGTTAATTAAAGACGATCTAACCACTGGCAAAAAAACTTATCTTGAAAGCGATGCGGACGGGGAACGCATTGTTCACGAGCAAAAATTTGACAATCTAATTGGCCTTAACAAGTTTATGAATGACGGCTGGCAGAAAGGTCAGATGCGCGGGACGCAGAAGCATATCCAGCACGTTGCTGAAATTCCTAATGTAGTGTATCATCACCTCTTAGAAACGCTAGGCGATCCAAAAGAAAACCCTAAAGCGTGGAAGGCGTGGCTCAATGATAGTGAGAACCGCGCATTTAGAACTGGCGGCGGTAACTTATGAGTATATCCAATTACAGCGAATTAAAGACGGCGATTGCCAACTTTTTAGCGCGGGATGATCTAAGCGATCAAATCCCTAATTTTATCCAACTTGCAGAAGCCCGTATGTCGCGTGAGCTTGAAACTCGTGAGCAGGAAAAACGTGCGACTGCAAGCCTTACTAGCGGTGATGAATATATCGCCCTGCCTACGGATATGCGCGAGGTTCGGTCTGTTAAGCTGAACACAAACCCTAACGTGGTTCTGACTTATCATTCGCCAACATCATTGGATACTACATACACCAGCACAGGCTCTGGTATGCCAAGGGGTTTTAGCATCGTGGGCAGAGAAATGAAGATTCGCCCTATCCCAGATTCCGATTACACAATGGAAATTGTGTACATAGGTGGTCTGGCTAGTATCTCGGATGTGTCCACCCCTACGCTATTCTTGAGATCGCCAGACCTTTACTTATACGGCGCACTTTCAGAGGCTTATGCATATTTATTGGATGAGCAACGTGCGGCGCAATATGACCAGAGATTCAGTCGCGGCCTTGACGAAGTTAAGGTTGACGAAGAACGCGCTCATTATGGCACTGGTTCATTGAGAGTACAGTCAATATACAGCAAACAAAACGCATCAATGGAGTAAAAGATGTCAGCAATGTCCGATTACCTTGAGAATGAAATTCTCGATCACATCCTTGGCACTGGAGCTTATACAGCACCATCAACCGTTTATATCGGTCTTTCCACCGCATCATTTTCCGATAACAACTCAGGCACAGAATTGAGTGGGTCAGGTTATGCAAGGCAATCTGCCACGTTTAATGCCGCCGCTTCTGGTACAGCAGATAACTCTGCGGCAATCGAGTTTCCCGCCGCTACAGGGTCTTGGGGAACTGTCAGTCACTTTGGTGTCTTTGATGCCGCTTCTGCTGGCAACTTGCTGATCCACGGTGCGTTTACCACAGCAAAAACAATCGAGACAGGTGACATCCTAAAAATCTCTGCTGGTGATCTGGACATCTCCGCAGATTAAGGGGAATCCTGATGGCAACGCTTGAGCAATTAGATAGTTGGGGCGATTTAGAAGCCCTAGACGCTTACGGTAATCTTGAGCAGTTAGATAACCTCACATTGCATGAGGCGGCATCTGTAACAAGCATCAGCGCGAGTGCATCAAGTGGTGTAAACAAATTGCTCTCATTCGCGGCGGCAGTCACAGGTGCGGCATCTGTGTTAGCATCTGCGGCGTTTATTGCTAGAATGATAGCCGTTGCATCAGTGGCGATTACAAGCGCGTCAGGCGTACTGCGAGTGCGGCCCGCATCTGCATCTGCTACAATATCCTCTACCGCCACAAATGTGGCAATAGCCATAAGAGCATTTGCAAGTGCAGTTTCTACTGCAATCACTGCCGCATCAGGAAACGCCGTAACATTTGTCTTGTCATCATCAATAGCGACAGCTATCTCACAATCAAGTATTATCAAGGTGATCGGTGAAGAATGGACCACCGTTGATGAAGGTGATGAAACTTGGTCAGACCAAGATGTCGGGTCAGAAGTTTGGACTAACGTGTCAGTTGGCACAGAAACGTGGAATAAACAATGATTACATTAGGCGAATGGCTACCAGATCAGGCCGATATATCAAACGCTGGCGTTACTGTTGCAACAAACGTATTACCAGCCGCCGTAGGATATCGCTCAATGAACGACTTTGTGCCGTACTCAAACGCCGCATCAGGTCGTATTCGCGGTATTTTTGCGGCAAAGGATGCTAACGGTAACACAAAACTTTTTGCTGGTGATGACGCTGACCTGTATCTTCACGCCGCCTCAGACAACGACTTAGACTCTGTTGGCAAGGTTGGCGGTTATGATTTGGCTGGTGCAGAACGCTGGCGTTTTGTTCAGTTCGGCGATGACGTTATTGCTACTGGTGGCATTGGTGAGGAAATCCAAAAGTTTACTTTAGGAACTGACAGCGTATTTTCTGACTTGTCCGTAGACGCACCTAAAGCTGATTTTTTAGCTGTGGTTCGAGATTTTGTTTGGACTGCGAATATTGATGAAGGTTCTGGTCGTAAGCCTTATCGGGTGCGATGGTCTGGGTTTAACGACTCAACATCGTGGACTGCTGGGACAGATCAATCAGACTTTCAAGACTTGCCCGATTCTGGAAGTATTCAAGGCATCATAGGCGGCGAGTATTGCACAATCCTAATGGAGAAGGCGATTTTCCGCGCCACCTATGTAGGTCTTCCACTCGTATTCCAGTTTGACAAAGTGGTGCAAAACAGGGGGTGCAACTTCCCCAACTCAGTCTGCAATTCAGGCGCGACTGTGTTCTTTTTGGCTAATGACGGCTTTTTTGCATTTGATGGCCAAACCTTGTCTCCGATTGGTTCGGAGAAGGTAAACGACTTTTTCTTAGAAGACTTTGACAGTAACTTTGCTGACCGAATGTCAGCCGCAGTAGACCCGCTAAATGAAGTGGCAATGTGGTCTTATACCTCAACGTCCTCGCCTACAGGCCAGCCTGACAAGATCATCATGTATAACTATGTGCTGAACAAGTGGTCGATTGCAAACATTGAGGCTGATTACCTTGCCCCCATCTTCTCTGCTGGTTATACGGTGGACGATTTAGACAACTTGTCTGCAACCATTGACGGCCTAGAAATCCAGCTAGATAGCCGATTTTATAAGGGCGGCCAGTATTTCTTTGGTGGGGCATTCAACGACAAAATATATGCTTTTTCTGGCCCACAACTTACGGCAACGATAGAGACAGCAGAAAGCCCAATAAGCGTTGGCAAGCACTCTATGGTGACTAGGGTGTATCCGTATTATCAGGACGGCGATGTAAGTATATCGGTAGGCACAAGAAACACAATGGCTGAAGTAGCTACTTTTACCTCTGCTGTCGCGCCAAATGATGAAGGCTTTTCACCGTTTCGCGCACAGGGCAGATACCACCGCGCAAGACTTGAATTGTCTAACGGCTGGAGTAAGGCCATTGGTATTGACATTGAAGCCAAAGAGATTGGGCGAAGATAATGACAGCAACAAATGCTAATTTCCGAGTCCTCAACCCCATCACAGCGACTGTCCGACAGATTGCGGAAGTTTTAAACAACACAGTTGCTGGCAAGCTGAATTGCACTGGTGAGATAACACTTACTGGTGATGGCAGTGACATCACAGTAATAAACCCTCTCGCAAGTGAAAACAGCGTTATTCTTTTTGAGCCTCAAGGTCTTAACTACTATTCGCACGAGCCATTTATAAAGACAAAGAGCAACGGCTCGTTTGTGGTAGGGCAGAAGAATAACGGACATGTCTCGGTGATAGGTTATGTCATCATTGGATAAGGAATGGGAACGCTGTAAGGGATATATTCTTGATGCGTTGGCATACGCAAATCACAGCCACTCGCTTGATGATGTAAAGCAAAGCGTTGAGGCTGGAACAGCACAGTTTATGCCGCTGGATAAATCTGCTATAGTCACTGAGATAGTAGATTATCCTAAAAAGTCAGTCTGCCGTATTTGGCTTGCTGGCGGTGATATGGATGAGTTGATACAAGCTGAAAAGCACATCGCTCGTTGGGCAAAGTCAATCGGTTGTCACGGCCTTGAAATTATTGGTCGCAAGGGCTGGCAACGAGTTTTAACTGATTACACCCCACAGTCGGTGGTGTTGACAAAGGAATTGTAAAATGAGCAAGGGCGGCGGCGGAAACACCCGCACAATTACACAAACAACATCTGCTCCAGAGTATGCAGTACCATTTCTGGAATATGGTTTGAGCGAGGCGCAGAAGGTTTACGAATCTGCCGCCCCTCAGTATTACCCTG